GCTTAGCACTCTGCTCTGGGGTGCCATGCTGCCAGGCCTATTACCAATGGCTGTTGCGCGCCGCCGCTGGCCGCGCATTGGATGACCCTAGCATGGAGACAGGAATGCGGCAGCTCGCCAAAGGCATGGTGAGCTCTGCCACTGCCATATCCGAGGAGGCTCGTTTCTCCTTCTGGTTGGCTTTTGGCGTGCACCCGTACGCGCAACTGGCGATAGAGCAATATTATGCCAGCTGCCCAGCGCCCAGTTTTGAGCGCGGTATGTGGCAGGCCGCAGTGTTGCCCGTTGGGGCGGTGCCGTGAAGAGCGGGCTTAGAGACTACAACCCGTAGCGGAGGCACCGTGCATAGTCCCGGTTCGTGCCCGGCATCCCATACAGTACGAAATAACTTTCAACAACAAAGGTAAATGGAGGAGTACATTAGCAGAGAGAAAGCCCTGTCAATCCCTGGTATTTCAGCGGATGGAGCCGCCTGGTTGGGGCGTGCCCTACACCCCGCCGACGCCATGGGAAGCGTGAACGGCTGTCCCACAGACGGTAGTGCTGTGACAGCAGTCATGCATGCCCAGAGCACAGAGAGCGTTGCTCCGCCGGCCAATGAGGTTTGGGATGCATACGTCACCCTCTGTCCCAACCCCATAGTGTTGGGCAAAGTCGTGACGACCAGCTACCCCAGCTCCGAGTGCTCGGCGCACAGCATTACGAACCCGAACCTCGCAGTGGGCGCGTGGAGCGAATACTCCACGGACGGCCAGACCGAATACCTCGCACGGTACGCGAACTTTTCCCGCGACGTGTCGGCTTATCGACTGATAGCCGCCGCCGTGACCGTGACTATGAGCGCCCCAGCGACCGCCAGTCAGGGTGTCGTGACCATTGGGCAGTACCGCATCCCCACCAACACCGCTCGTGCCACCCAATACATGAACCTGACCTCAGCCACCACCGCCACCATTTATAATGCAAACAACATGGTCGCGGTGTCACGCATCAAACCCACGTCCGCCGCCCTGCAGTCCTTGCCCGGATCCGAGACGTGGGAGGCCGTTAAGGGTGGTTACGCCATCCTCAAGATTGGCAATGACGGGTTCCAGTGGCAGAGCTCTGGGGCCCGTGCGCGCCACTATCAAACAGTGGCAGCCAACCCGAACACACCCGAGACCGCAGACGGCGGCGCTCGCGTTGTGTACATTGGACAATGGGACCAGACCGACGCTGGCGTGAACTCGCCACTCTTTTGGCCTGAGTTCGCGGACTGCGACCAGGTGCTCACCGGCACCGGGGCCACCACCAGCGACCTGGCTCGTGGCACGCCGGTGCTCTCGCCATACCAGCGCTGCGCCATGTTGCATTTTGAAGGTCTCTCACCAAATGCGGTCCTCACTGTGACCATGCGGTGCTCCTTTGAGCTGGACGTGCCACCTGGCAGCATATACGTCCAGCAGCTCACCGCGCCTGTCGTACCTGACCGCGTGGCCCTTGAGTCGTACTACCGCATCGCATCACGCATGAAGTCCGCATTCCCTGCCTCGTTCAATGCATTCGGGTTTCTCGCACCAGTGTTGGGCCGCATCGCGCGGGCCGTACTACCTGGCATTAAGAGCGTGGGCGCGACAGCGCTCAACAGTCTTGCCGGCTCTTTAATGCCTGAGCGGCGACCAGAGACCCAACAGCTATCGCTGATGGTTCCCGCCGGTCCGCACGTCTCAACTGCAATTCAAGCCGGGCCCGTGGACCTCACTGACGTTCCACGACGCCGCAGGCGCACCCCTACCAGAAAACAACAGTCAAAACCCAAACGCAACTGAGCCTCTAGTGGCCCAGCAATAAACATAACAATAACAGCATACCACATTGAAAGTACCGTGAATTGCAACACGGCGTGGTCCAGGCGCACCACGTTAAACATCGGGGCGGACCCCTGGTGCATCACCACCAGACCCAAAAATACGGCCTAGAGCCGAACACTCGAGGTGCAAACCCACCCGAGCCCAC